ATTTGTTCTTGCGGCGGCGGCGGTTGTTGCCCCGGTGCCACCATGGCTTATGGATATCGTTGAACCATTCCATGTACCGGTTGTGATCGTACCAACAGATGCGAGGCTTGAGTTAACTACAGTTGCGCCGAGGGTTGTGCTAGACAAAACTGAACTAGAGCCTATTGCATAAGTTTTACCCGCTGCCAAATCAAAATTTTCTGAAGACGTCCAGGAGTCTGTTGCATCTATCCAATTCAAAGTTTTGTCGGTGGCACCTTTTATTGTTATGCCTGCTCCATCTGCTGCCGCATCGGTTGTTGATCCATTTGCAATTACTATGTTTTTATCCTCAACCGCCAAAGTGGAAGTGTTTAATGTAGTCGTATTACCCTGAACCAACAAATCTCCGGTTACCGTCAGATTATTTGGAATTGTTACATCATTTGGTAAAGAAAACGTTACGTTCCCGTTTGCGCCAGAAACAGCAACTTGATTGGCGGTACCAGCGACTGAAACAACTCCGGCATTGGTAACGGTAAATATTCCACCTTCAACGTTAGTATTCGAAACCGATATTCCAGTTCCAGCAGCAACCGAAGCAACATAATTGCCAGTTGTATCATCACCAAGAGCAACTGAGTTAGCTGCTACCGTTGCTGTCAGAGTGGCACTTGCAAGATCTGTAACCGTAACACTACCAGTTAAATCACCACCAAGTGTGATCGTAAAATCTGCTACGTTAAGATTTATTTTTGCATTTGCGTCATCATAGGTTGCAGCAATTCCGGAATGAGTTCCATTAGTAAATAGCTCTCCAGCGGCGTCTTGAGCGGCTTCCGTAAAGTTAGTCACTGCTGCTGAAGTAATTGAAATTGCAGAATTACCCGCTGCAAGTAGGCGACCCTGGGCATCCACGGTAAATGTAGAAACTGTATTCGTTGCACCATAAGATCCGGGCAATACGCTAGTGTTGTCAAGATTCAAAGTAATCGTATCTGTTGCGCTAGCTACAGAGCTAAGACCAGTGCCACCAGAAATTGTAAGAGTATCTATTCCAGATGTTATTGTTTGCGAGCTTCCAGAATCACCAGCAACTGTAAAAGACGTAGCCACAGCGGTGACTAATCCGTCAACGTAAGCTTTAGTTACAGCATGTGTGGCGCCAGAGGGGGTGGGAACTATTACCGTTCCAGAAAAGGTTTTATTTCCTGAAATTGTTTGATTACTAGTTAAAGTAGTGAAAGCACCAGGACCAGCAATAGCTAAAGCCGTGCCAGTTCCACCTGCTCCGTTTGTACCTTCGCCATAATATAGGGTATCGTCAACTTCATTAAATGCCAACTCTGCATTGTGTATTTCTGACGGTGCTCCGGCTGCCCCAGATGTTCTACGTCTAATTCTTAATATATTGGCCATACCTAGAAGTTCCCTCCGTCCACTAAATTCTCTTCGTCGTAATTAATCCAAGCATTGCCGTTATAACGCAAAACCTGACCCGTTTCTACTGAATTTATAGTAACATCAGTTAAACCATTTAATACTGATTGATTTAAAATATTAGTTTCTGTAGCAACTATTCTATCTTTTACCGTCAAATGGGATCCCGCAGGATTTAAACCAAGAACTGTTTGTACAGCCTCTAAAGCATCGTTGACGTTGGCGTGTTGAAGATGATGTGGAACTGTAACAGAATTTAAAGTATCATTGGCAGTAGGATTAATTAAATTATCTAAAGCTGACGGGTACTGTGAAGGCATTTTATTTCCTTATAGTGAAAGTATTTTATTAGATTCGTTACTCCAAAATATAGTAATAGAATTAGCTGTGTTTAAACCGCTAAAAGGCAATCCATCTGATGTGTCAATATAGAATATCAATCTTGCATTTGTATCAGAGGGACTATATTGATATAGAGCTAATGCATGAAAGGGGGATCCGTCATATTCAGTTATCGTTAAATCCTCTGCATCCAAAACTCCGTTGGTATTAACTATCGAGCTTATTGCCTGAGACCTCAGCTGTATGGCATTTACTGGTATATCGCTTACGTATTGGTCTGTATTTTGGTTAGGGATATAATTGTTTTTTAGTAGTAAAACCTTTAATTGATTAGAAGAAACATCTATGTCACCATTTAATAATGCTTGTTTTGCTTTTTTATAAACAAAATTTGCCACTATATACCGATGCTTCCTAAAACTTTTATCCTATATTTATATCCTTTTTCAAAATATTGTTTTCCATCCGTAAAGTAAGATGGTGTAGCGTCATTCAATGAGGGGAAGTCTACGTAAACTTCCGGTTTCCACGAATGCATTTTTATATCTGCCGTTACAGCTTCCCAACGACAAGGCGTCCTTTGTATCTTTTTTCTTTGACATTGGAAGTATTTATTCGTAAGAAAGTTTGAAGCCGGCCTTTCATTAAAAACAACAGTTACCCTTCCGTTATTAAAATTATTTTCTAAATAGAATTCTCCATCGCCAGGGAATGTTTGATCTATAAAGAAGTTAGGATTTTTTGCAACTATGGAATAACTAAAATCTATATCTGCTTTTATTGATCTATCTTCTATCAAAACGGGCGATAGAACAGGTTCGCTTATCTGGGTTGAATTAGGAGTGGCTGTGCAATTTAGCCACGTAAATTCTATAATTTCTGTAGGAACTATTGTTCCAGAAGAATCAATAATATTTTCTACTTTAATTGAATATTTTGAATTCTCTTGAAGAGAGTTTGTTTTCCAGTAAAGGGTTATAATTCTTGAAATTTGATTATAGTCTTTTACCGTATTTATCAATTCAAACGGGGCGGATATTTGAGAAGGAGTAGCTGCTGCCGTAAAAAGAGTAAAATTTTCATTTTTTAATGAAGATATTTTTACTGTTCTAAAAAACTTTATGGAAACAGAGTAGCATCCAACTGCTGCTCTTTCTATAAGAAATAAGCTCACTTAAATTCTCCAGACTGCTAACTAAACAAGATAGTAATCGCTTATAGCCAAATACAAAACGAGGGGCCGAGATTACTCTCGGACCCCCCGTCTAGGGTTGTAACTATAACTACCCTAAGTATCAAATTACATTTCGTTTGTAACTTGAACCTCGTAGTTACGAGCTAGTCTGACATTCTTAGCAACAGTGATACCCTCACCGTCACCGAGCATTACGATGTCATAACGTTCCTTCATCTTCATTGCGCGGATGTCACGTGATGGATCATCAAATTGGTCCGTGCTCATGTCTTCTTTGACAAGGAGTGTTCCGACTTCGTTGCGGTCGATCAGGAATAGATCCGACTTGGCGGCGTTCCCGGCGCTCTTAGCGGTGAAGCTAACGAACGGCGAGACGATAACGTTAAGGCCCATCGGGGCTGTGGCGTTAAGCGCACCTTCTTTTGAATCCGGACGATAGCCCCAGCTTGTATTCACTGCCGCTGCGGAACCACCCGTGTGGAAGATTGCGTCCTTCAAGAAAACAGACCACATCAGTGGATGCAGGATGAAATCCGTCGGAACATGATTCTCAGCCATAAGCACGGCTGCCATATCCACAACGTCATCCCAGGTTACTGTCTTATTGAAAGCACCATCGATGCCACGACCTGTCGTATCATCGTATGAATTACTGTCGTTATCAAAGACGATTGTTGCAGCGTCCTTAAAGCGACTTAATGCAATCTGCTCCTTAAGACGTGCCATAGCACGGCCTGCGGCGCGAACATGCATTCCTACGATATCCCAAAGTGAGTCAGCAACAACTTCTTCTGTAAAAGCCAGCTTAACGCCCTTCTTGGACACCTTGCCCTCTACTTGCTTAGCAAATGCGAGAGCTTGCTCTGGGTATTCTTGTCCTTCTGGAATCTCTGCAGCTTGAATTGCATTAACTGCCGGGAACTCCAAAGAACGCCCTTTGCCAAGGCGAACCGTGGAAAGAAGAGGCGTAACCAACAACTGTGGTTCTGCAGCTTCCTTTAAGGTACGAGAGATAACTTTTGGAAACAACGCTGCAGCATCGGACGATGCAAAAGCTTCTTTAATTGTTACCCTGTTTTCTCCGTCGATGTACCCGTCCTCAGATAATGCAGCTTCCCAAGCCGGGAGCCCAGTAAGGAGTTCTTGGATTGTCTTACTCATCTTAGGATTATCCTCCTGTTATCTTTCTTTATAGGGTCAAGTTGACGCGGAATGCGCCAATGACATTGTTTACATCCAGGTTAGCGCGAATACCGAGCTTGCCCTTGAAGGTACCTGCGCGTGTCAGCTCATATACCGTCTTTAGTGCACCTGGATCTGATGGTAGCTGCATGTAGGAAAGGAGGCCGTCATCAAAGTTCGATGCGAACTTCTCGACCTCAATTACTTTACCAACTTGCAACCATGGAAACGAGGCGGCATCTGCATCTGACAGTGCAACCGCGCGTCCCATGAAGTCTGGGCGGATGAGTGAACCAGCGGTGACATCGGCGTTCAAGCCTGAAACCATTGGATACTCAACATAGCCGTGAGTGATGAACCCTGCGCCTTGTGACGTGCCCTTATCAAAGGGACGATAAAGGTCATACTGCGCACAGCCAATCGGCTTTGAGCGGGCACTGCAAACGATTGTATCGCCTGACGCACCTGCCGTTGGAGTTGCACCATCAAGTGGGTTCCAACCGCTTATTGTATCACCCCAAGTAACATTAGAGCCCGAACCATTTGCTGGAACAACTCTTGAGTCACCATTGCCATCTGTAACCACCGAAAGAATCGTTCCTTTAGTAAGAACAATCTCGAAGCGATCATCTTCTGAATCGAGGTACCATGTCGGCAAGCCGGGATGCGGAAGCAAGTAAGCTGCTGGGGCGACACCCTCAGAAACTACGAAACGACCGGCACCTGTCTTGGAGTGTACCTTACGAAATTTTGCTAAACTCATTTTTTTCTCCTCTTGTTAAATTCGATTAGAGTTTACGTCTGCCCATTAGGGCATCTACGAAAAGCTGCTCGAAAACTTCTTCAGAATTTTCTTCTTTTGCCTTTGGCTCTTCATCAACCGTAACAACTTTTTGTTCCTCTGCTACGACCAATTCTGATTCCATTGTCGGAACCTCAAATGACTTGGACTTCTTTTCAGGAAGCTTGGCGAGATCTCTCAAAGAATCAGCCAAGGACGATGCCGTTCTTGCACTGTGATCTTTTACGAGTTTATCTCTGTCGCTTGCTGAATCAATTCCAAGAGCAATCTTGGTGTCAACAACTCTTTCGGCAAGAGTATTATGAAGTGCTGCTTTCAGGCGAGCATTTTCTTCCTGCAAGGTTTTGATCAATTTTTGTATTTCATCTCCTTGCTCATCACCTTTATCTTCTTGGGCAATGAGGTCATCGGATTTGATCTCTTCCTTT